ATTAATATAGTTTCTTTCATTTGTTTAGGTGTCTTAGTTTCTCTATGTATAAAGTAGCATCCATTAACTCTTCTTGTAGATGATCCAAGAACTTATCAAATCCATCAGGACTATCAAATAAAGTTGTATCGTATTTATCGATTCCTATTTTACTTCTTAGATTAAACTTCTCTTTTACTATTGTAACTATTGGATCGCCTACTATTGGACTTGTAGTTGATGCGTTTTTAAAATAAGGGTTTTGAATTGATCTATCAAAATCTTCTTGCATCTCGTGCCATTTCTTTACGCTGTCGCTCATAATCCTAATTCCTTTTGTTTGTTTAGTATCTCTATTTGTTTTTCTAATTCTCGTATCTTGCTTTCCGCATTTTGCGCCCTTTCTATGGCTCTAATCTTATCAGACCTGTATTCGCTTATAACTTTGTTAAACATTCTTCTATCGACCTGTAAACGGTTTACATAAAAGAATATATCACAAGCAGCTCCACACGCTGCATCTAAATCTTTATTGTCTGGTTTTAAGTTTGCCCACTCTAAAAGCTTTTTATTTAAAAGTTCTGAGTTGTTGAAGTATTCCATCTCCAATAAGTTGTCGCTCTTTTTGTCTATCATTATTCCTTTATAATATTTCAGCATTTACTACTTCTAACATTGCAACTTCTTTAGCTATTTTATTATTATTAGAAAAATAAGTTGTCTTGTTATGGTATTGTATTTCCCATTTTGGATTTACAAGATATAAATTAAATCTAAATATTCCTTTAGGTGTAGAATTAATGTACATAGGAACATCTAGGTTTTCATCACATTTTAATATCATAGCATCAAACTTTTTCTTTTCTATAAGCAAAGTGTCGTAATGCTTTCCCCTACATTTAAGTTCTATTCTATGTGATGTTTCTGGGCTGTAACAATCCCATCTGCTCATTTGTTTCCTAGCCTTTACTAGATCAGAATAATAGTTTTCTTGTAGATATTCAAAAAGTTCTTTTTCATTCATACTCCTTGTAAATCCTTTCAAGCTTTGCATAAACACCATTTAAAAAACAACTGCTGCAAGATGTCATCTCTTTCCTTTCATTAAATACCCTGTTGAATATTTCTAGTATCTCGCTTTGAACTTTAGGTGTAACATTATTCTTTGGTTTAGTAAACAAATCAGATAAATAGTTGTGTTCGTATTCTGTTAAACAGTTTGGTTTCTGATAAGGAAAAATGTGGTTTAAAGTTTCTTTTCTTTTGTCACATCCACAATCTTCACCTAATGCCCACTTAGAAAGTTTATCAATACCTGTTGCTTTAGTAATCTTTTCTAAAGTATCACCAACTCCACTGCTTTTCTTTTCGTGGTTCTTTTTCCACTCTTTGTACTCCTTAGTTCTTTTGTCTGTTCCTTTCATAATCTTTATTTTTAAAATCCTCGTAATCTTCTTTAAATAAATCTTTTAATTCGTCTTTACTTTTCTTTAGTGTTTTAAATATAGAAACCCAGCTTATATTTGTTTCAGATGATATCTTCCTTATTGACATATTTGTATCACGATATAATTTAAACAATGTCTTGTCATACCATCCCCAGTTTTCAATATGATTATCAATTAAAGAACAAAACTCCGAATAACCTATTTCATCATCCATTTCTGAATTGTACGGTATTTGTTCGTAATTGTTTTCGTCATCAATCCTAACTTTATTAATTTTCTTTTTAGCATTATAGTATTGAAAGTAAAGACTACGCAAAGTAAAAAATACATATCCCCTACTGACAACTCCCTTTTGTATAATCTTTTCTTCACTTGCATATTTTTGTAAAGTTAAATACATCTCTTGAACAAAATCTTCCGCAAGGTCAAACTCACCAAAAGAATTTATTATCTCTATCCACTCATCGTGCCTTTCAGCTACTCTTCCAAGCCATTTTGTATCTCCCATAAAATATTTAAACTTATTACTCCCATTAAAATTTGTATTGTATAAGATTTAATTTTCATTTCATCTTCAATAAACTCCTCTTTGTCATAAAGAAAACCAGTTACAAATCCAATAATAGGACTAATTATAATATCAGCTTTTATTTGTTGTGCGTAAAATGTAGCAAGTACACAAAGCAATAATAAAAAAGTAGCATACATTGCTAAAAAAGAATAGAGTTCCATAATTAAAATATTAGTTTTTCTTTTGGTTTCTTTTCGTGTAGAATATCCCTACCCATAAATTCAAAGCCTACATTGTTTCTTGACATCCTTAATTTGATTGGTTCTTCATAAGGTGTGCATCTTCCACCAGTTTCATTTTCTTTTACTTTTAAAATGTGCAGGTTACTATACATCCAATCAGTAGGACTTCCAGTATATCTATGAATCGAAATCACATCATCAGATCGGTTTCCCCACTTACCCCCTCCTTCAACACCTGCTAACCCTAAAGGTTGTGGAAGGTTTGCATACTCGTGTCCGTGCGGATGTGTTCTTCTTAGTGCATCTGTTACACCGTGAGCATTTAAATAAACTGTAATGTTTTGTTTTTTAGCAAACATTCTAAATTCAGAACTTACTTGATAATCGTATTCGTGTCCTCCTACAGCTCTTAATAACTGGTGATCTTTTGCTAATGAATTGTAAGGATCAATTAAAAGTGCATCGTAATCCCAAGCTTCTTTAATTTGTGTAGCTTCTTTTAAGAGTTGTTTATAGGTATATAAATCTTCTACGTCTATTATTTTAAAGTGCTTATCACACCACACAACAGCCTTTGCTATCTCATCTTCATCTGCTGTATGAATAGGCATACCCATTTTAAATTCAATTATCTTACGAACTATACTTTGAGGTGTATTTTCTGATGACCATATTACAAACCTTAAATTATGTTTTATTGCGTAAAGTGTAAACAGATAACAAATAACCGTAGTCTTTCCTACATTTGCGTGACCTATCAATAAATTAAAGTTCCCCTGTTTGTATCTTATGTACTCGTCTATCTCTGGTATGTCAATTCCCAATCCTTCTTTGACCCTACCATATTTTATATCTAGTATTTTATTTTGTATTTGTTTTGCTTGTGCTATCATTTTGTTGGTTGAGGTGTTTTCCAGTATCTTATAAATTCATTTTTTATAACTCTTTTATCAGGTTTGTATTCATATCCTAGTATTGGATTTAAAGTGTAGTTCCAGAAATCATTTGGAAACGGATCACCTTCTTTTCTTTTCTTTAAATTTACTGGCATTATATAAAATAAAAAAGGGGGCTATTAACCCCCATTAAATTAAAACGGTAAATCTACCTCTTCAGTTGTTGCTCGTTGTGGGTTTTGTTGGTTATTGGTAACCTCGTCCCTTTCAGCTACTTTAACTTCGCCACCTACCCACCGGACAGCTCCATTTCCAAGACTAACTGTTTTTTCTTTGGCTTCCCTTTCTTCTTTGGATTGGCTTTGAGTGATCCAAACATTGTTTCCATACTGTGATTGATTTTGCACAATCATTGTAATGTTTAAATACTGTCCGTTTTTACCGTTAATAATTTTTGACTTGTCTATCATAGAAAGATTTATACTTCCTGATAAAATTGCACTGCTCTTGTTTTCCATAAATTCTAATTTTAATTGGTTTATTGTTAAAAGTTGTTGTGTAATATACACATTTAATTCTACACCCTTGAGAGTTCATCTTGTATCTTCTTAGAAACCTTGTACTTACCCTTAATTGATTCAATGTCTCCACCATTTTTAAGATACTCAATAGCTTTAGAAAACTCTGGTGTGTTAATGTTTAACCATTTTTTTTCTAATTCAGATGTACCTTTACCACTTGCAGCATTCGCATCGTCATCTTCAGCCTGTAAGCCTAATAGACTTGATAAAGTATATCTACGAAGATATGTAATTGCTGATCCTAATTTTTGTGGATCACTTACTTCTGGAATAGTTAAAAAGCTATTTACTGCGCTGTTACTTTCAATACAAACTATCCTACTAACTACCATATTGTCCTCAATAGGTTGTAGTAATAAAAGTTTATATTTTAAAAGTAAAGGATTAAGTTGTTTAATAAGAGAGTTTATATCAAAATACTTTGACTTGTAAAAAGGGTTACTAGCATCTTTGCTAATTGCTCCTATCTCTTGTTGAAGATTAAATAGTTTTTGGTTGATGTGTTTAATTGTTGTTGCCATTTTGTTTGTTGTTTAAAAAATAAAGTTGTTGTTTTAAGTTTTCCACTAAAGACTTATAATGGTCTACTTGTTTTTTTAGCTCAATAACTTCTGTTACTAATACTAACTGCTTTTCTTGTTTTAAATAATCTATCATATGTAATTGTTTTACACAAACTTACAAAACTTTATTAACTAAACAAAAAAAAGGATAAGAAATTAATCCTACCCTTTTCCCCAAAACAAAAACAAAATCATATAGTTAAATGTTATAAAAACTATACAAGCTTATTAAACCTTTCGGTATATTTTTCTATCATATCTTCAAGTTCATTACTTGAAAACTTTCTTATTTCATTACTTTGTAAAGATAAAGCTTTTGATAGTTTCAAACCTAAAAAAAGAGAAAATTTATATTGTTCTCCGTATTTAAAAACATTACATCCTACACATTGTGGTTTTACATTTCTTTCATCCCATCTGGTAGAGTAGTGTTTTCTACTTATAAAGTGACCAGCTTGAATGTCTTTCCAATGTAATTCTTTACCACAGGTAACACAAGTACAAATTTCATTAACTGAGTTACTAAGTCTAACCCATCTGCTAAATATAGCATCTAGCTTTTTAATTAATTTGCTTCTTGTTAGTTTTTTAGGCATCTAAGTGATGAAGTAATTCTTTTCCCAGAGTTTCATCAATACCTTTTATTTGTTTATAGATGTATTTACTATCGGACTTTACTTTGTGTTTTTCAGAACTAAGAGAATCAATTCCTAAGTTAGTGTACATTATTGAATCCAGCTCTAGAAGCAAATCGGTTCTTTGTTTTATTGATTGGTTAAAATCGTAAGCTATTTTTAAGGCTAGTTCTTTGATAGTGTTGTCATCCATAATTATCCCGTATTCAAAAATTTATTGATTAATATTAATTTAATTAAAAGTAATTATTTTACTTGTATTTTATATAATTTGTATTTTATTTAAAAGTAAATAATGTAATATTTAAGAAAGTTATTTTCCCACTACCCACCAAAGTTACACTTTTTTTTAAAAAAAAACAAATTTAATTTTATTTGCCTGTAATTACTTACCTTGACCTCTATATTTCTTCTTGTAATTCTTGGATGATTTTAAACTACTCATCTTAGACTTAGCGTGAATACCCTTACGTTTTATTCTATTGTTAGATTTATAGCTTGATACTTGAATCTTTGCCATTACTTGTGTCTATTATTACCCATTATTTTTTCAGCACCTCTTGATCCAAAGTAACCAATAAAAACTATTTGTAATAAGTCTTTTACCGTTTCTAGTTCTTCTAATTGTAATGACCAACCAATAATAAAAGAAATTGTAAGAAATGCCAAAGTTAAAGGTCTTACATTCTGAGCCAACCAACTTGTAGATTTGGAATCAGCTACCCATCGCTGAGTAATGCCTTCCATTTCAGTTCGCTCTAGTTCTAGTTTTTTAAGGGCAACGGTTTTATCTTCTTCAGACATATCAGAACCTCCTATAATAGCCTGTATAACGCTTCCTACAGCAGTATCTCCTGCTATTGAACCAACTACATTAGGAATCTTTTTTAGTAGAAACTGACCTACTTTTGTATCTTTGAATTTTTTCTTGTCCATAACGTATTTCCAACTGTATTAGTAAGTCCAAATGACGTTAGGTGATTTGTTTTCGTCAGAATCAATGTGGATGAAGTTGTTAGCGATTCCGATACGGTTAAATCCAGCATCTTGTAACGCTGTAATAATAATCCATCTTTCTCTTGAAGTTGAACAGGCAATATCTGCGGCTTTACCAACAAGATGTGATGACTTTTCTTTGCCTCCAACTTTGGAATTATGTTCTTTTGTTCTGTAACCACTATTGATTTTAAATGGGATGCCTGCCATATCTCTGGCATTGTCAAGCATTGAAAGAAAGTTAGCATCCATATTGATCCCACTATTAGGTAGATCAGGTGAGTTAAATTCATCTAGTTTAAAATATTTCATTTACGCTTAAAGTTTTGCTTAATGTCTTTAATCTCGTTTTGGAGTATTTCAAACTTTAAGTCAATTTCCTTTTCACTTATTTTTTGAGGAGGTAATTCTTTTGCCTTTTCAACTTCTATCTCAAGAATGGCAATCTTATTATTTAGCGTATAATAGCTTCCTACTAATGAAACTATCATTGTGACTAACATAACTATATTTGCTAGGCTAAGAGAAAAGTCTGCTTTCCCATCGCCATCTATATCTACTTTTGCCATTATTTATTAAGTGCTTTTATTATTTGAATTACCGTAAATGCAAAGGTTGCTATTAAGACTAAAGTTTGGAGGTAAGGATTTATTTCAGAGATGCTTATTGCCAATGCTGAGAGGTTGATTCCGTATATTCCAAAAATCTTTAAATCTTCCATCTTATTCGTTGTAAAGAGCGGCTACTTCTCCGCTATCTAACACTCTGTTGAATATTCTAAATTGGTCTATTGAACCAGGAAAAAAATCAGAACCAGTTGCGGAATAGCTTCCCATTACTTGCTGGTAATTGCTACCAGTAAAATCTGTTGCATTACCAGTGTCAGATGGATTTGTAGCAACACTAGTTCCATTAATATATATAGCCATTCCTGCAGTTGATGATTTTGTTAGCGCAACGTGCTGCCAAACACCATCAGTTATTGAGTTATTAGGAGTATTAAGTTGATTGCCAGTAGTATCAAACCCAAGTATACCACCTGTTCTTATGTCTACATAGTTTCTATAATCACTGTAAAATGTTGCAATAGTACCATAGGTAACAAATCCGTTAGGTTTAACCCAAAATGACCAACTAAAATTGTTTATTTGAGAAATTGAAGAACTATCTGGTAAAGTAACAAAAGAACTACTACCATTAAACACCGCAGCTTTATCTATATACCCTGAAGCATAAGTTACATTAGGAGCTGCTGTTGCATTGTGATTACCTTCAGCATCGTTAGCATTATCTTCAAACTTATATAAAGCCTGTTCGCTTGAGTCTCCAAATGGGTTAGTTGCGTTTCTTGTTACAATTGGCGGACCTTCTTCGGCAAATGCCATAAAGATGTATTCATAACCATTTTCATTTAACATTGCATCAGCAGTTGACTGATGAGGAAAAGAAAAACCTGTAGATGATGCTGTAAATGTGTTTAATGTACTATCACTTTCTGCATTATCTCTATTAGGGTTTAAAACTTTTCCACTACCCCTTACTGTATCAAGTATCGCCCAATGTTCAACATTACTTGATGATTTAACCATTATAAATCTTGGTCTAAATCCTGTTGTAATAGTAACTCCACTTGTTTGTCCTGTATAAGACCCTATCTTAGAATAGCCATCTACTGAATGGAAGGCATAGGCTATGTAATTTCCAGAACTTGAAACAGGATTAAAAGTTGTTGTAGTTGGGGGAGTTGAACCAGTTGTTCCCGAAGCAGCTGATGAATT